CTTTTGGGTTTATGTTCTTGGGAATACCCTCACAAAGTAGACCTTTTAACAACCCCGACTGTTGTCGCATCTCATTTGCACGGCTCCCCTACCCCTTTGCAGAGGTGGGGGCAGAGTTTATCTGCAGATGCTCTCGTGTACCCTAACCGTACCTCCCTGGAAAACTTCCAGGTCGTCACGGAAGGGTTGCTTACCGGCTTGACGTTAGCCTTGAATCGCTTCAAGGCCTTCATCTTGGCGGTCGTTATAGCGATGCGTTTCCGCTTCAGACCAAGGTCTGTCACGGATGCTCGCTCCAGATTGTTAGCAACTATTTTCTCCCAGTGAGGACATTCGTCCTCCGGTCGAAGACCGTTGCGCACTTTGACTAGGTCCATCTTTCTTCGGATCTCCTTGTATAAGGGTCCGTCGAAGAGTAAACCTTGCGGTACGTGGAGACTAGGCATGTCTTTTTCGAGACAAGCCCAGAACCACGAGCTCTCAGCCAATGTGAGGTTCCGAGAGGGATCCTGGGGAACTAGCCCCAGCCCTCCAAGACTCGTTGGCAAATACAGAGGGATTTTCTTTTCCTTCGCGAACCGAAATTCGCGTCGGAAGAAGATACCCAGCACATGATTGATTCTTTCCGAAGGCAGACCTCGCTTGTAAGCTTGGTCCGCGATCGAAGAGATCACGGAGAACCGGTCCACGTTTCCAATAGTAGCGAAAGCTCTAACGGATACGATAGGAGCCATTGTGAGAGGGCCTTTGCCCCAGAAGTATGCAGCTTCGCAAAACGTCGCTCCATCTTCCGAGATAAAGGTCTTCTTCTCATTAACCTCGAACCCGACCAACCTACAGAGATATCTCCATAGGTCGATCTGGATCTTGGTCCAGTTTGCTAAAATGTCGTCACCCTTGTGGAGAAACTCCTCAAGGGGGTCGACAACTTTGCATATCAAGTGGTGGGTGAGATCAAGGAGAGACCAAGAAATTGGCATCCCCATGAACGCACCCCGTCTCACAGGCTTGCCCTCGAGTTCGAAATCGTCAAAAACGAGATCGAACGGGAGGCCGAGCCGTACACAGAGCATCCTTAACCAATAGTGACTGAATGTATCAGTCGCTTTTGCAAGGTCACCAGAGAGAAGACGATGTCCTTTTCTCCGCTGCCAAGGCAGGGAGAGTGGGGGATCGTCAGTAACAGTGTTGCACTTATGTACAACCAGAGGATAAAGTATCCTCCGGAAGACATGTGCTCTAGCCACTCGGTAAGGATGGTTTTTGGAAACCATCCGAACCTTGTAACCTCGTTCGAGAACGGGAAGCGCCTCAGACGGAGCCGGTGAAGGCTTGTCCGAGCGCTGCGCGTATCTAGTGAAAATCACACGGCACCAGTCACTTCGTGACCGTTCCGAGTTGATCGTCATCGTTGCAGACCCTCTTTTGGCAAAGGGTGGGAAATACTTTTGTAAATCCGCACCCCTGCCTCCAGATTGTCGCGAGTAGCCGAAACAGGCACCACCAGAAAGTGGTGCGCAGTCTGTAGGCTTGATTCTGGCCAATCGAGAAGAGCATTTCTTTGAAATGCGCTCTTCGAGTAAGAGCCGCTCGTAACCATTGCGGGATTTCGAAAACCATTTCGAGTCCTTCATGGTCATAGGTAGAGAACCAGCTAACTTCGCCTCCCAGGGATGGGCAGATGTCGTTACTGTATTCAGCAATTGCGTGTGCGCGTCCTCACACATCTTCTTTGTAGGAAGAGGTAAGGCTCGTGACACGCACGAGAGTTGGTAAAGTTGTAGCCTTGAAGGTGTAAAACTTCTCGGGTACAAGATACCTTTA